GTATGGATGTGCGGTACTGGCAAGCCCAGTACATGCAGGAGCCGACATCCGAAGAGGGTGCGCTTATTAAACGTGAGTGGTGGCAGGTGTGGGAGGCAGAAAATCCCCCTCAGTGTGAGCACATTATTATGTCGCTCGACGCCGCTCAGGAGAAATCCAACCGGTCGGACTTTAATGCCCTCACCACGTGGGGGGTCTTCTTTAACGAGGAGACCAAGAACTACAACATAATCCTGCTCAACTCGATCAAGCAGCGGCTGGAGTTCCCAGAGCTAAAGGCGTTGGTGTTGGAAGAATATAAAGAGTGGAACCCCGACACTTTTATTGTTGAAAAGAAATCCAACGGCGCAGCCCTGTATCAGGAGATGCGACGAATGGGCGTCCCGCTATCCGAGTTCACGCCGGGTAAGGGGCAGGACAAGATATCCCGTGTAAATGCAGTATCCGATCTCTTTGCCGCTGGTATAGTCTGGGTGCCAGACCGCCGGTGGGCGTGGGAGGTCGTGGAGGAATGCAATGATTTCCCAAGTGGCACACACGACGATTTGGTTGACTCTACTACCCTTGCTCTTCTTCGCTTTAGGCAAGGCGGGTTTATACGCCTACCTTCTGACGAGCCTGAGCCGACGAAGTGGTTTAAGAGCCACCGTAATGAAGGCTATTACTAGGAGATTCTAAATGGCCGTCGATAAAAGTTTAATGCAGGCTCCGTTGGGTCTTGAAGCTCTCGCGGCAGAAGAACCCGCGATTGAGATCATGATTGAAGACCCGGAGAGTGTAGCCATCGGTGTCGATGGTATGGTGGTCGAGATGGTGAAGGATGAGCCTCGTGCCGAGGACTTTGACGCCAACCTCGCGGATTTCATGAGTGAGGGCGAGCTTCAGTCCCTCGCCTCAGAACTGATTGGTAACTACGAGCAGGATCTCTCCAGCCGCAAAGATTGGCTGGATACCTACGTCAAAGGTTTAAAGATTCTTGGTATTCGGTACGAGGATCGTACTGAGCCGTGGCCCGGTGCGTGTGGTGTGTTCCATCCTCTCCTGATGGAGAGCGCGGTCAAGTTCCAGTCCGAGACGATCATGGAGACCTTCCCGGCGATGGGTCCGGTCAAGGCCAAGATTATCGGCAAGGAGACCCAAGAGAAGCGTGACTCGGCGGTGCGTGTCGCTGATGACATGAACTACCAACTGACCGAGGTCATGAAGGAGTATCGCCCGGAGCACGAGCGACTCCTGCTGAGTCTTGCCCTCGCCGGTAACGCCTTTAAGAAGGTGTACTTCGATCCGAGTCTTGATCGCCAGACCGCGATCTATATTCCAGCCGAAGATATGGTGGTGCCGTATGGCGCTGCTAACTTAGAGACGGCTGACCGTGTTACGCACCGAATGCGTAAAACAAAGAATGAATTAAAGAAACTTCAATACGCAGGGTTTTATCGTGACGTGGACTTGGGTGAACCCATGCGCGTCATGGACGAGGTGGAGAAGCAGAAGGCAGAAGATCAGGGCTTCTCAGCAACGATGGACGACCGGTTCCAGTTGCTTGAGATGCACGTCAACATCGACCTGCCGGGATACCCGGACGTTGACAAAGATAACAACGAGACTGGGATAGCTCTTCCATACGTAGTAACCGTCGAGAAAGGCACCGGAACCGTTCTCGCTATCCGACGTAATTGGAGGGAAGATGACAAGCTCAAAGCGAGGCGGCAACACTTCGTACACTACGGATACATACCGGGCTTTGGATTTTACTACTTCGGACTTATTCACCTTATCGGGGGACACAGTAAAGCTGCAACGTCCCTCCTTCGCCAGCTTATCGACGCGGGAACCCTCAGTAATCTCCCCGGTGGACTCAAGTCTAGAGGACTTAGAATTAAAGGAGACGATACTCCAATCGCTCCGGGCGAGTTCCGAGACGTAGATATTCCGTCAGGCGCGATCCGCGACAACATCCTGCCGCTTCCGTACAAGGAGCCTTCGCAAACTCTCGCTGCTTTGATGGACAAGGTGGTGGAGGAAGGCCGCAGATTCGCTGCGGTGTCGGACCTGAAGATTAGCGATATGTCCTCGCAGGCTCCGGTCGGTACGACGCTGGCTGTGCTTGAGCGCGTGCTCAAGGTGATGACGGCGGTGCAGGCACGTGTGTATTACGCGATGAAGCAGGAGTTCAAGCTCCTTGCCGCAATCATCCGAGACAACACGCCAGAAGAGTACAGCTACGAGCCGGAAGTAGGTGATCGCAAGGCTAAGAAGGCTGACTACGACGATGTTGATGTCATCCCGGTTAGTGACCCCAACGCCTCCACCATGTCGCAGAAGGTGGTGCAGTACCAAGCGGTTCTCCAGTTATCTCAAACTGCGCCGCAGCTTTATGACTTGCCCTATCTACATCGGCAGATGATCGAGACGTTGGGCGTAAGGAACGCGGATCGTATTGTTCCGTTGGCAGCAGATGCCAAACCACGCGACCCCATCACCGAGAACATGGATGTGATGACGGGCAAACCTGTCAAAGCGTTTATGTATCAGGATCACGAGGCCCATATCGCCGTACATATGGCGTTGGGACAAGACCCCAAGATTGCTCAGCAGATCGGACAAAACCCGATGGCTCAGCAGATTACCGCCTCGCTTCAGGCGCACATCATGGAGCACGTGGCGTTCCAATACCGCCGCGAGATCGAGAAGCAGCTTGGCGCAGCCTTGCCCCCGCTTCCGCAAGACGACCGAGAAGAGTACGACCTGCCGCCTGAGTTTGAGGCGCAGTTGTCGCAGTTGGCAGCAGCCGCTGCCGCACGGGTTCTTCAGAAGGACACCGCAGAAGCGCAGATGCAGCAGGCTCAGCAACAGCAACAAGACCCGCTGGTACAGATGCAGATGATGGACTTGCAGATCAAGCAGCTTCAGGCGCAAACAAAAGCGCAGCAGATGCAGATCGAAGCCCAGATTCAGCAGGCCGAAATCCAGCGCAAACAGCAGAAAGACATCATGGACGCCGCTGCCAAGGCAGACGAGTTGGATCTTCGCAAAGCCGAGATCTCTGGCCGTCAGCAGCTTGAAGCAGCACGACTGGGTGTTGATATTGAGAAACACAAGGCTGATCTCAGCGGCAAGCAGCAAGAGGCGGGCGTACGCCTTGGCCTTGAGATTGGTAAAGCACGAGACGCTACAGAAATGCAACGTGCTCAACTTGCACAGAATCGGAGAAATAAACCGCAAACGGAGGAGTAATAAATGTCTTACAACAACGCTCTGGAATACTTGGACTCAAAACTCCAAGACGAGCGCACATTGATCGTGGAAAGCATCATTCAAGGCAATATGAATGAAGGTGAGTACAGAAGGTTATGCGGGGCGTTACAGGGTCTCGACCTCGCACGTAACTACATCAAAGACCTTGCAAAGAGGATGAATGAAGAATGAGTAACATTGACGTAGAAAAAACACAGGAAGAGGCTGCCAAAGCCAAGCTCCTGCCCGACCCGAAAGGCTACCGGATGCTGTGTGCGGTTCCGCACGTAGAAGAGGAGTTTGACGGCGGCATTATTAAAGCAGACGACACCAAGCGAACTGAAGAGCAGACCACCGTGGTTCTGTTTGTCATCAAGATGGGTGATCTTTGCTATGCGGATAAGGACCGGTTCCCCACCGGCCCGTGGTGTAAGGAAGGCGATTTTGTCCTGACCCGTCCGTACTCAGGCACTCGCGTGGTCATCCACGGTCGGGAGTTCCGCATCATCAACGACGACACGGTAGAAGCGGTGGTCGATGACCCCCGTGGCATCCGTCGCGCATAAGGAGTAATTATTATGGCTAATGAAGAATATAAGTTTCCTGACGAAGTAGAACAGGAAACCCCGGTTGAAAAAGAACCTGAACTTGAAGTTCAGGTCGAAGACGATACCCCGCCACAAGACCGTGGTCGTGTCCCCTTACCCAAAGAGGTAGTGGAGGAGCTAGAGAAGGATGACCTTGAGGAGTATTCCGACAAGGTTAAGAAACGCCTCTCCCAGATGAAGAAGGTGTGGCATGACGAGCGCCGAGAGAAAGAGCGTGCGCTGCGTGAACGCGAAGAAGCGTTCCGGTTTGCCCAGTTGCGGGAACACGAAATTCGTCAATTAAAACAACGACTTGGCAATGGCGAGAAAGCCTATTTCCAAGAAGTTACTAAGGCAGCGAATAATGACTTGGTTACGGCCAAGGAACGTCTCAAGCAAGCTTATGAGTCAGGTGATGCTGAAAAGATTACCGATGCTCAGGAGGCTATGACTGAGGCTAAATTAAAGATTAAACAATACGAGAACTTCCGGCCCTCTTTACAAGAAGAGGAATCGGTAGTACAACCAATTCAACAGTTCCAAGCGCCCTCGGCACCTCAACCTGTTTCGGACCCAAAAGCCGAAGCATGGAAAGAGAAAAATCCGTGGTTTGGCGCAGACGAGGAGATGACCGCCCTCGCACTTGGACTGCATGAAAAATTGGTCCGGTCTGGAGTCGATCCGCGTAGCGACGAATACTACGACCGAGTTAACGCGACGATGAAGAAGCGATTCCCCGATTATTTCGAGGAAGAGCAGACTCAAACGAGGGACGCTGAAAAGCCCACTCGCACAAAGCCAGCCAATGTGGTTGCACCGGTTACTCGGTCATCCGCGCCACGTCAGGTTCGCCTGACGCCGACTCAAGTTGCCTTAGCAAAAAAGCTGGGATTGAGTAATGAGCAGTATGCCCGTGAATTAATGAAACTGGAGAGTAACTAAAATGGCTGAAAACAGACTCGCACGTGAACTCGAAAGTCGAGAATCCGCGCAGCGCAACAAAACTTGGACCCCGCCTCAGACGCTACCGGCACCAAATCCGCAGCCGGGTTGGGTCTTTCGATATATCCGGACCAGTATTATGGGCACTGCTGACCCATCGAATACCTCCGCAAAGTTTCGTGAAGGTTGGGAGCCTGTAAAGGCCGAAGATCATCCGGAACTGATGCACCATGCCGATCCGACTTCCAAATTTAAAGGAAATATCGAGATTGGCGGCCTGTTGTTGTGTAAGGCACCGGAAGAGCTAATGAAGCAGCGTGATGATTATTACGCCCAGCAAGCAAAGGCTCAAATCCAGTCCGTAGACAATAACTTTATGAGACTGAACGACGAGCGGATGCCGTTATTTAACGAGCGTAAATCCAGCACGACGTTTGGTAAGGGTAAATAACTTTCTTTTTTGGAGTAACAAATGGCTTATCCTACCGTTAGCAAGCCGTATGGCTTGAAGCCGATCAACTTGATCGGTGGGCAGGTGTTTGCCGGTGCGACTCGTCAACGGCGTATTGCCTCCGGTGCTGGTAGCATCGGTTATGGCGACCCGCTGAAGTTCGCTTCGGATGGCACTGTTGTTGTGACGACTGAAGAGAGCACGGCTCCCACTCGTGGTTTTGCCGGTGTTTTCTTGGGTTGCACGTTTGTGTCCTCTGTGACGGGTCAGCCGACCTACTCGCAGGCTTGGATTTCGGGCACTTCGGTGAAGTCGGGCACGTTCGTCGTTGCGTACGTGGTCGAAGATCCGGACACCCTGTTCCAAGTGGCAGGCGTGACAGCTTCGACGGTCGTTTCGACCTCGACTGGCTTTACGTACTCGGACGTTGGTTTGAACGTGGCGCTCGTCGCCAATACGCTGAACACGGTTACGAACGACTCCCAACAGGGTGTCCTTGTGACCTCGGCCAGCACGACCAATTCGCTTCCGTTGCGTATTATCGACGTTGTTCCGGACACCGCGTTTGATGTTAGCGGCACCGTTTACTACCCTGAAGTTATCGTTAAGTTCAATGCTCCGTATGTGAACTCCGGTACGCTTGAGGGCGGTCACGCTTACAACAACCCGACCGGCCTGTAATAGGAGTTCTGAAACATGGCTATTTCACGTGCACAATTACTCAAGGAACTCCTGCCGGGTTTGAACGCCCTGTTCGGTCTTGAGTACAAGTCCTATGGTGAGGAGCACAAGGAGATCTACGATACCGAGACCTCCGAGCGTTCCTTTGAAGAGGAGACCAAGCTTTCTGGTTTCAGCGCCGCCCCCGTGAAGAACGAAGGTGCCGCGATTGCGTATGACAACGCACAGGAAGCGTGGACTGCTCGTTACAACCACGAGACGATTGCTCTCGGCTTCTCCATCACGGAAGAGGCGGTTGAAGACAACCTGTACGATTCGCTGTCCAAGCGATACACCAAGGCGCTCGCCCGAGCGATGGCGTACACGAAGCAGGTCAAGGCGGCATCGGTCCTTAACAATGGCTTCTCCTCGTCCTACGTGGGCGGTGACGGACAGCCGTTGTTCTCGGCCTCGCATCCGCTTGTTTCGGGCGGCACCAACAGCAACCGTCTGACGGCTTCTG